ACTACAAGAACATGACACGGGTCATATCAGTACTGCTATTTCATGGATGGAAAAGCGCGCGGATGAGATTAGAGAGAAAATGAAAACGTGAAGATACTTGTTTTAGGACTTGCGGGTTCTGGTAAAACAACTCTATCACGAGAACTTGCAGCTCATTTTTTAATACCACACCACAATGCCGATACTTATCGTGAGCTAAATGAAGATTGGGATTTTAGCGAGATAGGTAGAGCTCGTCAAGCTAGAAGAATGAGTATGCAGTGGGGTATCCTTGACTTCATTTGTCCTACAGAAAGTTTAAGAGGAATCACTAATCCAGATTACGTTATATGGATGGACACTCTTGACAACTCAGCATATCCAGACACCGATGCTATCTTTGAACCGGTCATTAACTATAATATCAGGATATCTAAATGGATAGAACTAAGCCAACTTCGCAAATGCTTGGAAGATTTCAGCCCTGGCATAAAGGGCATACAGAGCTTTTTAAAAGAATGCATGCCGAAACTGGCCAAGTCATCATAATGATTCGTCAAATGCCAGTAAGTGAAAGCAACCCTTATGCACCAGGTCAAGTGTCAGAGAATATTGATACGGCACTAAAAATTGATGGATTTACATTTGGCCAAGACTATGATATAATTATGGTACCAAATATAACTAACATTGGTTATGGTCGTGATGTAGGATATAAGATTACGCAATACGATCTTGGTGAAGATATACACAAAATTTCAGCTACGGAAATACGGAATGAACTTAAGAATTGAACAAACAATTCTACGAAAACTTCTTACAGATGAGAAGTATATGCGAAAGGTTTTACCTTTCATCAAGCCGGAATACTTTGAAGGTCCATACAGGACATTGTTTAAAGAAGCCGGTAAGTACGTCGCAAAGTATAATAAGCTACCTGCAAGAGAAGCATTCCTCGTAGAATTAAATGAACACTCGAATCTCAGCAGCGAACAATTTACTACAGCAGTTGATATTGCTAGTACATTGTTCGATGGAGATAAGATAGACGAAGACTGGCTTTTAGAAAACACTGAAAAGTGGTGTCAGGATCGTGCTATCTACAACGCAGTCATGGAATCGATTACGATTATTGACGGCAAACATGACACGTTGACAAAGAATGCACTTCCAGAGCTACTCACTAAAGCTTTGGGAGTTGCATTCGATACTAACGTTGGTCATGATTATATTGAAAATGTAGAAGAACGATATGAATTCTATCACACCGAAGAGGATCGAATTCCATTCGACCTCGAATACTTTAACAAGATTACAAAAGGCGGAGTTCCAAACAAAACTCTTAATATTGCTCTCGCTGGCACTGGGGTTGGTAAATCTCTCTTTATGTGTCACATTGCTGCATCAGCTTTGGTAGAAGGAAAGAACGTTCTATATATTACAATGGAAATGGCAGAAGAACGTATCGCAGAACGTATTGATGCTAACTTACTTAATGTTCCTATCGATCAATTAGAAACAATGTCAAAGGATATGTTTACAGCTAAGATCGCAGATCTGGCTCGTAAGACAACTGGCAGATTAATCGTTAAGGAATATCCTACTGGTTCTGCTCATACTGGCCACTTCCGTGCACTATTAAATGAACTTAAACTAAAGAAGCAATTCAAGCCAGATATTATCTTTGTGGATTACTTGAATATTTGTGCTTCATCTCGTATGAAAGGAATGGGTGGTGCAATTAACTCATACACTTACGTTAAAGCAATTGCTGAAGAGCTACGTGGTCTTGCGGTCGAGTTCGAAGTACCGGTGTTCTCTGCAACGCAAACGACTCGCTCTGGTTATAGTAACACGGATATTGGGCTTGAAGATACGTCCGAGTCTTTTGGATTACCCGCTACAGCGGACTTAATGTTTGCTTTGATTTCTACAGAAGAGCTTGATCGCGATGGACAGATCATGGTCAAACAATTAAAGAATAGATATAATGATCCAACAATGCATAAAAGATTTGTTGTTGGTATTGATCGAGCAAAGATGAGATTATTCGACGTTGAGGAAACTCAACAAACACTAACTGACGATACACCAGTGTTTGATAATTCTACAAGTGGTGAAAGAATGTCACAAGAAAAATATGGAGATTTTAAATTATGACACGTTGGGAAAAGATTAAATGGCAGCTTGATGAGTGGGGTGATCCACAGATTGTAGGATTTATTGTGCTAGCATCTCTATTCGGATATGGTGTATGGATTGTTATTGAAGCTTTGATCAAAAGATTTTTTTAATGGAAGAACAGTTGATCATATATCAGCACTTTCATCGATGCGTAGCATACATATGCATCAATAACTATTCTATCTTTCATGCTAGAAAGTATTTGCGAGGACAATAATGACCGTAAGACTAATTTCATATTCACAAACAACGGAGAACTTACATGTCGGTAACGATATCCAAGAGCTCATCGCTTATTGCGCCCGTGTCTCGAATCCCTCAAACCAAAATAACGAAAAAACCTCGGCAAAACTGCTACATTATCTTGCAAAACACAAACATTGGTCGCCTTTCGAAATGGTGTCTGCTTGCTTAGAGATTGAAACGACTAGAGATATTGCACGCCAGATTCTTCGCCATCGGTCATTCTCATTCCAAGAGTTTAGCCAGCGATATGCTGATCCTACACAGGATCTTGCATTTGTTAGGCGTGGAGCTCGATTGCAAGATCCAAATAATCGTCAAAACTCGATTGATGCAGCACCGTTACCTATCCAAGATATGTGGGATTTGAAACAGCAGGAAGTAATTGCTAAGGCTAAAGAAGTATATCAATGGGCTATTGATAACGGTATTGCTAAAGAGCAAGCCAGATCCGTTTTGCCTGAAGGTAATACTATGTCTCGTATGTATGTTAATGGAACACTTCGTTCGTGGATCCACTTTATTGAATTAAGATCAGGTAATGGTACACAGCGTGAACATCAAGGTATTGCTTTAGAATGCGCAAGAGCAATTGCTCAGATATTTCCATTAGTAGATTCATTCATAGCAAATGAAATGTGAAGATTGTTCATATGATAAAGATGGAGTGCTTCACAAGCTTTGCGGGCCGTGTGAAGAAGAAGCTATTAGGCAGAGAATTAACTGGTGGCAAGAAGGCAAGAAAAAATTAAAAGAGAAAAAAAACGTAAGTGATTGATTTACTTCAAAATAAAAATGCACTTTTTTGTTTACATTTCAAATTTTATATGGTATAATAGATCTATAAAATGGAAAAGGAACAAAAATTATGAGATTCACAGTTTGTCAAATCAGTAAAGATCGTAAGATGGAAAAAGCTGCTATGGATGCACGTATCCTTGGCGAAGTTGATCCAGTGTTTTTCTTGTCAGCATACGAAGAAGTTGCTGCCATCGAAGCTGATACTCTTGACGAAGTCTTCGAGATTGGTAACATTGGTCCTGAGTCAAAGATCGATCGTTTTGGTCGTCAACTGATGTACTCTGTATCAGTTGGTGATGTTATTCGCAATGATAAGTCCGAATGTTATGTAGTAACTAATTTTGGTTTTGAACGTCTTGGTAAGAAGTATGAAGGAGAAGCAGCATAATGAAACTAAGTACTCTATTTGCCATCGCTGGCATTATTCTTTGTGTTTTGATTGTTGGTGCTATTGAAGATCCCTGCACCACCGAAGGGTTAGCCCCTGGATGTATGGAGGTTCGCTAATGTCTCGTGCTGAAGTAGAAGTTTTTGAAGGTGAAGAATTTGCTTGTCAAAACTATAACATTTCTCGTGATGAGTTTTGTTCTCTTGCCTTTGCTAAGTTTCGTCCTATGAGTCTTGCAGCTAGAGCTGCGGTTGAAACATATGACACAATCCAAAAAGATCTGGAGGAATACGATGAATACCTCAAAGAAAAATGAACCTTTCTCTTTTAAGTTTGACATACCTAATTATGAAACGTATGACTATGGTCTAGAATATGACATTGAACCTATGTCATATGGAGACGACTATACGGCGTCAATTGAACATGATATCGAATATGCTTTTAATGAAAAAGCTTTGCTTGAAGAAATGCAAGAATACATTGATGGCACGTATGATGCTCACTATTCACAAGACAAATATCAGTCAACTGAGATCATTGAAGATATGGGTCATGGTATGGGCTTTGCTCTTGGAAATGTCATTAAGTATTGTCAGCGTTATGGAAAGAAAGATGGCTTTAATAGAAATGATTTGAAGAAAGTCATCCACTATGGAATCATCGCACTAGCAATGCACGATAAAAAACAAACTGAGTATCCGCTTCCATATCAGGATTGATAGTAATTCAAATCTATCGTTCGGAGTTGGCCACCTGGGCCAAGTTCTTCAGGTTTGTAGTATTCTTCTAATTCAGGGAATACTTCAAACAAGTTTTTCTCGTGCTTAGTTCCTTTATAGAATTCATCTTGCGTTAAAAGGTACTTGAATGTTTGCTGCCGCTGTGCAGTAGTACCAAATCCATCATTTGGTTGTTTTAGCATAGCTTGAATATCTGGCCATTTTTCGTATTTTGGAATTAAATCATCTTTTATCTTTTGAGGAAGATTTCTAACCTGCAAATGCGGAGGATATTCTAAGCAGTACACGCTAGGTATGGGGTCAATTAAATCTTTGTTGTCTTCCATAAACTCCAAAAATTCGTAATATCTCAAGATGCTTAGAAACCCCATTACCGAATTTACATCAACAACAACGTTAGGAAACTTTTTTACTGTGATAATATTTTGAAGGAGCTCATCCCATTTTGTTCTTCTTCTACAGTATTCAATAGCATCTCCCATACTATCGATAGAAGCAGTAAAAAAGAATTTTTTGAAGTGTGGTATAAAATCTACGACTCTATGTTTTCCGATTCCTAATTTAGCCATGTTAGTCTGATATTTGATTGATATGTGTTTAGAATCACCGGAATCAATAAGAGCTTGAAGATACTCATATTGCTTTTTCATAACTAATGGCTCACCTCCAATAATCTTTACTGCAAAAGTGTATGGAGCGAGATCCATTAGTTTTTCAATATCAGTTTTATATTCGTCTCTAACAACACTGCTGCTGTAGGTTTTTAAAGCTTCATCTACTTGCTCTTGGATGAACTTCTTACTTGATCTGAACACCTGTTCTGAAATCAAATTATTTTCAAGCTGTGTTTTTTGCCTAGTTGTGCTGTGTCTAGGATGACACATGTGACAATCTAGATTGCACTGCATTCCAAAAATTTTAACTTCAGTTTCTAACACTCTATATTCGAATTCAAATTCATTTGTCAAATCAAATAACTTTACAGCTTTTACAATATCAGCTGCATATTGATGGTATGGATGTTTTGGCCAATATAGGCCTTCTTTAAAGTTACGAAGCTTTCTTAATCTTCGAGATTCGTTATAAAGTCTTTCTTCCTTTACGCATCGTTTGCACACCTTATTTATCATTTCACCTTTAGTGTTTGGATCGAGCATTTCTTTTCTAAGTTTATTTTGCTGATCAGATTTCATCCACTCTTCAGGCGAAGTGTTTTCAATGTTTAGTTCGAACTGTTCTTGAGCATGACAACAGGCCTGCCAATTGCCAGTGACTTCGCTATACACCATAGTCCACGGCATATGACAGAAAAATATTTCATCATTTTCGATTAGTTTTTCAATGTCTTTCATGCTATTATATATTATGAGTATTTACCGAACTTAAAGTCGGCTTCTTGTATTCGTCTTTTTAATGACTTACATTTTCTTTCAAGTTCAGTCTCAGGAATATTCTCATATATGTATGATTGTTCATACACCCATCCTCCCCACAGAACGATAGATGCAACTAAAACAAAAGTAAGTATTAGTAAGAACGCTGTCATCCTAATGTAAAGAGGTAAGCCATCGCGATAATCATGCCAGCTAAAACAATTATACCAAGCCCAACGGCTGCAGCTTGTTTGATAGCTTCATCTCTTTCCTTTGCTGCCTGACGTGCAGCTCTTTTAGCTGCTGCTGCAGCTTCTTTTTGTTCTTGAATACGTTTTGCTCTTAGGTCCACAATACTCTTCCACGTGCCATGACCAAAACGATAATCAATCATTTGACGCATTTCGTCCATAGCTTCTTGAGCTAGCTTTGCGTCTATGACTTCTTGAGCAACTGATTTAATTCCAAGCTGGTCTTTTACTCCAACACCAGATTTTTGCGATCTTTTCTTATTAATCTGCTCTTGACCAGTGAACATGTCGTCAATGGCCCCGGCAAACTTTCCAATGTCTTGCGCAGTTTGAATATTACTTTTTATGAATTCTACACCCGATTTTACAAGTGCAATTCCAGCCATAGTCTCAGCAAACATTTTGATCTACCCGTGTTTCCTACGTTAGATATAGTTCACGAGCTCAAATAATGTAAATCGCTTTCAATACTATTTATTTAATAAGGTTTTAAATCTGAAGGTTTTACGTCAATAAATTCTGTAATATTGAAATTATCGTCGTGTTCTACCTTTAGCTTTTTACAAGCTAGTCTCATAGTGCCATTATAAGTGGTTGACTTACCACCTCTGAGCTGACGCTCAATTTTTCTTTTTGCGCTTAAGCATTCGCTTAAACTGTCTCGGACGGTATATTCTTTGAGAGCCAGTGGTTCTCCAAAGAACATCAGCAGTATAAAAAATTCTCCGAAATGCATTTTAGTGTCCTGCGTGTTTATTCGCAGATGGTGGCTTCATGTTACTGGCTGCATGAATCAGATCCATCATATCAGCACGGATCTTTTCATGTGTAGCTTCTAACTGTTCAATCCTTTGTAACATAAATTCAATCTGCAATTTTTGTTGTTGATCGAACGGAGCTTGTCCGCCT